CCTTTCTCTTGGGATCTGTCAAAATACTCAAAAGAACTCATAAATTGCCAATCATCTACCACTAAGGTTTTAATGTGTAGCATGTTATCACTAACATGTTTCATTGCTTTGAGTACTCCTGCAGAACTTGACGCTGAAGTCATGTTTCCTGTAGGGTTTTCTTTAGTAATTTGAGTGTAACTGTTTTTCCACCCCTTAAAGGGTAGAGGTTTATTACCAATGTTGATAATAAACGTTTCTTTAGGATCCAGGGTCTTTATTGCTGTGGACTTCCCTGAACCAGAATCTGCGATTATAAGTGTTGATATTGACATTCTATTTTAATTTTTGTTCTATTCTTTCTAAAGTTTTAGCAATATTTACTAAAGCTTCAATAGCCGCTCTATGAGAAAATATCTCATCCGGGTTTTTAAGTTCTTTAAATTCAGAGATAACTTCTTTGATTTCTGGAACTTCTATTTTTGCTCTTCTTGAATTGATATCATTTATGATTTTTAATTCAGAAACAGGGATCATATGTCTTGAAAATCCATTGCTGCTTTCAATAATTTCATATTCAGTTTTCCAGTGAGGATTATATTTATGTAAATATAAAGTTCTTTTGGCATCTTCTGAATCATAATCAATACTTACAAATTCTGTATAAACATCTACTTCTTTTTCCAATTCACTTGGAAAAAAACTGATGTATAATTCATCTTTACCGGTTGGCCTATAAGCCATTTTTGGGATATACAGAGCGTCTTCAATATTAGCTTCTTTAAAATAAGCATTATGTTCTTCTCTTAAATTTAATGTTTTTTCTTTTCTAGCTTGAGGAGTCAATGGTTCTTTTTTTGTATTAATCATAATTATCTTCTTTCATGTTGGTTTGGAGTTGCCATTTCATGAATTTGCATTTTTTCAAATTCAGCTTTAAAGAAACTCATTCTTGTATCACCGTTTCTTGCTTTTAAAAAATGCAGAACTAAAGTTTTGTCATCATCAATGATGTATCTATCTGGACCATAGAATCTAATCTTTTGTTTAGCAGGTCTATTAATACCTACTAAAGTATCTGCATGTTGAAGCATTGCATCTGAACCAAATATATCTGATTCAAGAATATAGTTTCCATATTTACCATCAATGGCTCTTTCCGGGTTATCAATATTCCTATTGAGCTGAGACAGCACTATAAACAAGCAAGGATATTCTCTTTTAGTTTGCGTAAAAAATTCACCCAATTCAAAAAGCATATCTAAAGTGTTGTTTTGATAAGGAGCTCTTTTAACTAATAACGTATGATCCAATGTGATGATAGTTTTTTTATCTTTATGTATTGAAAAATACATATCAATTTGTTCCCGCATTTGGTTTACTGTCATTGGTCTGCTTACAATATCAACAGGATGTTTGATTCTTTCTTTGGCATACTGGTGACAACTGTTAATTACATCTGCAGATATCTTACTACCTGCACTACACAATTCTTTGTATGTCTTACCTGTCATAGATGAAAACTCTCTAAGAGCTGAAGTTCTTCCAACCATTTCAAATTGAAATTCAAGTACTCTAAAATCATCATGTGGATTAAGTGAAAAAGATTCTCTAATAATTTGGTCTTTAATTAAAGTCTTTCCCGCTCCTGGTCTTCCACCCATTACAGTTAATGTATTCCATTCTAAACCATCTGTAGTTGCATCATTAAACTTTGGCCATGGCGTGTAAATAGATTTCTCTTCCCCGCTGGCCCTGTTTATCATGTACTTTATAGCATCATTAAATGCTGTATACTGACCTGCCCATTCTTGTTGTAGCTTACTCATTTTTGAAATTTCCTTATCATTTTATTTAATTGGGCATCAAATTTAGATTTTTTAATAGGTTTTAGATACTTAGATTCAGTTTTTTTCCATCCCCAACTACTAATGAATGTCATATATGAAATAAAGGTTACACCATTTTGATATGGTCTTCCTTTTTTCTTTTGGACTTTGGTGACTATCTGTAAAACTGCTTCATTTTCTATAACCTTAAACCATCTATCTCCAACATTTGGGTTACTGTATAAAAAGTATTCAGGTTTACTCATGTAGATTTTTCATAATGGTTTCCATTTTAGTTTAGAACATAAACATTCACTAGCTTCAACATCATGTCTTGGTTTCAAAAATATAGGCTGATAGAGGCTGCCTCCGGGATAAGCATAAAGATATTTAATCTCCACTATAGAATTTAATTCTGGGATATCTTGATTTGGATATACAGTGGCATTTCCAACATTATGCAGCTTACCCGCATCATATAAAGATAACTGAATAGATCTTTTATCAGTATTGATTCCACTAACTATACAACTGGCTGTTTCATAAAACTTAAATTTAAGTTGATTACCACCTGAACTTGGTCTACCCGGTTCATGAACTGCATGAATGTTTTTGAATACAATTCCCTCTGCATCTCTTGCTTTAAGTTCTGCATATAATGCTCTTTTCTCCTCAGTAGTCCATGCAATTCTGATTGGGATTATTACATCAAAATCAACCATTGCATATGGATTTTCAAGAATATCAATCATTGAATTAAGTCTTTCAATGTAAGGCAAGTCTTTAACAAAATCATCTATTTGATCAAATATTACTATTTTATCTCCTAAATCTTCTCCAGCAATGATTGCACCACTAGATATCTTATCCAATTCAGTTTGAATTTTATTAGATACAGTTACAGTTAAACCTTTTCTGTTAGCAGCATATGAAGGTTTACCACTAAATAATAATCTGTTTTCACCATCAAATTTTTCTTGAGCACACCAATTAGAGTCAGTTAGATATTTCTCAACATTCTGTTCTGAACATTCATTTAGTAGTTGTGGTTTTACCCCGGTGTCTCTACTATCAACTACAGCTGATATTGTGGAAGTTATTCCACTTTCTTTATAACCTTTAGCAGTTTTTTCTTTAACTAATTTGTCAAAGATTTTTAAAGCTTGGTCATAAGTTGTAGGGATTTGATTTTTGCGTCCAGTTGTTAAAGAAGAACCTCTTCTACCATATGAAAAATCAACATAATAGCCTTCGGCTACAGGTGTTATACAGGCATTATATACCTTATCTGAATTACGATCTTGATAATATAAATTTATATTCATTATTTAAATTCTGCTTTTTGTATAAAATGTTTTGTTACTTCAGGTATATGTTTCTTATAGTAAGGTTGTTCTGATTTACACCATTGTTTAACCTCATCTTTTGTTTTAAATTTCTGATACTTAAATGTTATTTCCAATGCATCTATAAAATCTTGAACTGTCCAACCTTCCCAAATGTGTTTGTTATTTTCCATTAAACTACATTTTCTTTAAAGGGTTTTGGTTTATTATCAGTTACTCCTTCAACTATCATATCACAATAATCAGCCATAGTTGATTGTTTTATTTTATTTTTATCTTGTTTAGATATAAAGTATTGGCTAGTCATCATGTATAGATAATCTACTTCTTTGTATTCATTGACATACATTTTAGCTGCAGCTAATATCTGCGGCCAAGTAAAGTTATATGTATCAAAAAACCATCTAAATGAACCGGCCAAAGCTTTAACGTTTTGTCTACCGGGTTTACCTGATGGTAACATTCCTGATGGAAAGATTTGTCTATACTCTTCAATTTTAACTATAAATTCATCTCCCATTATTTGAGAGTCTGTTCTTTTTTTAGCATTAGTAAATTGAGAATCTAAATTAATAATTAATTCTTGAGCTTTTGTTGTTAAATTTAATTCAACTCCTGTTGAAGTTGTTGTTGATATAAGATAATTATTGGTTATAAGCCAATCTAATTCCGGTTTAAGATCAATAAATGGAACTGATAGTTTTTCTTTAGTTGAGAAAAGAATCAGACATTGATTCGGGGTTATTCCCTGACTTAATAGTATTTGAAATAGTTTCCACATGTTCTGCGACTAAGGTTTTATATTCATTATAAGTATTTAGAAAAATAGGATCTTTGGTTTCTTTATAATTTTTAGCTTTTCTTAAAAGATTTATCACACTAGCATGATTATTACCTACAAATTCTCCCATAGCAATTTTAGTATATTTTAAACAAAATCCATATTCATAAAATATAGTTTTAATTGTTATAAACTCTTGCTTTCTAGTTTTATGATTAAGAGATAATATATCTTTTAAATCAGGAGCTATAGAATGTAATAACTCAATAGCTAATACCTCAAGTTCTTCTAAAGATAGTTTTTCTTCAACAATAGTATATCCAGATTTAAAGATTCTTATTTTAATTCCATATTTATTATTTATATGTTCTTTAAATATATTTATTTCTTTATCTAGTTTTAATTTAAGTTTTCTGGTTAATACTTCCATTTTAATAAATGATGAACTGATTCATTAATTATAAATATAATGAATCAGTTCTTTTTGAATTTCTTTTTTATTAATGAATAAATCAGATTTAAAAAATTCCATTGGAGTTAGTTCTACATCTTTATCATCAACTTTGACTTTATTTTTTCCAGTTGATTTAAGCCATTCATTAGCTTTATCTAAAGTAATCATTAAAAGTGTTCCTATTATGCCATCACTATAAGTAATTTTGATGCCACGCCAATGAATTCCATAATCCATTATTAATGGAAAATCTTTAATATCAATTTCAACTATAGTTTTCATGAAAAAAGCCATTTAAAAAAAGAAACCTTTAAGCTAGGTAAATCTTCTTTATTATTACTAGCTCTTGTTTTACCGGCTTCAAATTCCGTGTTAGTTAAACATAATGGTATAATTTTACCATTTGTTTCTACATAAACTACATTGTACTCAGTTGTTGAACCAAAGTGTCTTTTTGTGTTTTCTACTTTTTTAATTTGACCTAATTTTATATTCATGATTTTTACCAATTAATTATTGTTTTGTTTTGTGTTGCAAGATAATCATTTACCTTATTAAATATATCATCATGCTTCCATATTCCACCGTTATAGGCAGCTGCAGCAGGATGAGGAACTTTGTAAACCTTTTGGTTAGTAAAATATAATTCCCATTCTTCTGCTTTCTTACCAAGAAGCACAATTGGAATATCTTTAAATTGTTTGTTAATCTCTGTAAAAAGATATGAAATAAAAGGTTTCCAAATCATATAATGGGAACCAATTCCTTTTATCCTTACAGTCAAAGCTGTATTTAATAATAAAACACCTTGATGACTCCACCTGCGCAAATCACAATCTTTATCTTCATAAGTGCCATATAAAGCTTTAAATATATATTGTAGTGATTTTTCAGGAGTTCCTTTAATACTACAACTAAATGCTATTCCGTCAGCTGTTTCAAATTGAGGATATGGATCTTGTCCAATAATAATAACCTTGGTTTTATCAAATTGACATTCCAAAAATGCATTAAAAATATCTTTAAACTTTGGAGTGAATCTTTGGTCTTTTTCAACTTCATTCACCAGACTGGTAACCATTTTATCAAAATCAGCAGAATCAATCCATGGTCCAATAACATCATGCCATCCACTAACTTTTAGTAGAGCATTAAAATAATCTTTTTTTTCCTTTATTTTTAGTTCCATTACTTTTTATATCTTTGTTTAAAATTATGGCAGAAGAAAATAAAATCCAACTTGAAGCAGTATTAGATCCTTCAACCGTTACTAAGAATTTATCAATATCAACTCAATATGTGGCTTTATTGCAAAATTCTTTATTATTTGTATTAGGGCAAGTTGATCCTGCAGATATTCCAACAATTTATACAAAAATTGATAATCTTATTGAGGGAGATACTTCAATTAAACTTAACCAAATGGAGTCTACTGTATTTACATTAACTTCATTAATTCAATATATAAGAGGTGAAGCTTTTAAACAAGATAATATTTTAAAAGATTTAAAACCTAAACCTGTCTCTAAAGAATCTGCAACAGCTGTGTTTAAAGAATTATTAAACAATGGAACTGATGATTTTAATCCTGATGCTTTCAAAAAAGCATCTGATAAATTAATGTCAGAAGCTTTTCCACCTAACGAAGATTAATATTTGAAAAGTCACCTATTTCAATAAGAGTTTGAATTACCAAGTTTAATTCAGGTACATCACAATCTGCAAAAGATTTGCAATATTCAACTTTATCTTGATTAAAACATAATCCTGTTTTTCTTTTTGTTTGAAGTTTCATTTCTTCAAATGTATAACCCAATTCATTTGCTAAATCCCTAATCATTGCATGAATTTTAGCTAATTGAGCAGTGCTACCATGTCCAGTAGTCACACTAATAAATAATTCTATTTTTGCATCATCAGGAAGTGTTTTCAGAAAGTTTTTAACTCTTGTTTCACTTGCTTTGATTGGATATACAAGTTCTCCATTTTTAATAGAAGCTTTTGTAAAAAGACTTGTTTTCATCTATATGTTATTGCCGGTTCTGTTTTAGGATGTTTTTTTGAATAACATGTGTCACATATTGTCTCAAATTGTTTAGATAAATTACCACATGTAATACATTTTCTTGTTATATAACCTGTTATCTGTTTATTTAATATTTCTTCTGTTATTTTCATTTTTTAATAAAATTTTATTCCTAAACGTTTGCATCCAGTATAAGTCAGCCAAAATGAGATAATAGCTTTACCTCCATTGTAGAATCTTGGGCTTAAATCTACTCTAATCTTACCACCCTTATAATCAGATACTTTTTTTGTAATCCAGCCCATGCGTTTTGCTTCTGTGTAATTTCTTGGTGTCATTATTTTGTTTGTGTTTTTTCTAAACTTATATCATAGTAAAATGAATTACTATCTTCTGTAACCCATCTATCAGATTGATTTTCAACAGAAAGTAAAGTAGTATCAACTTTAAATTGTTTTAAATCTTTTGCAAGTGGTTTTGTTATCCAATTGCTATCTTTCCAAAACATTCTATTATTAGGCATACAAAGTAAGTAACCATCATCAGATTTTAATACGTGACCGCATTTATAATCAGATGGTTCATCACTATATGGGTTATCATACCAATCTACTGTAAACATGTATGTTGTCCAAATTTTAGAACTATCTTTTAAAATAACTTGTACTCTATGATTTATTAAAAAATCATAAGCAATAACACTTACATTTTCTGAAAAACAATCCCATAACTGTTTAAAGTGAAATGGGATATCATTAACTGGTTCTTTAGTATAAATTTCTGAAATTGGAACACGACTTCTTAACATACCATCATCAGTCATAACATGAAATGTTAAAATAACTCCTGAAACAGATTGAATAGCAAAACAATAAACATTAATAAAAATGTTTTCATCACTATTATTTTTTGTTAAGTAAGATTTTTTAACAAATGCTTTAAAACTTGGAATGTCTGAGTTTAATTTCATACTATTATTAAAAGAGTTACTATTATGTGTAAGATAATTATTGCTATTGATTCTTTCATTTGAAATTAATTGGTTTTGAAATTTGTTTAAGTCGTTTTTTAAAACTTGATTTTCGGGTGAAGATTAATTGCACCCAGTTGTTAATAATCTTTTTCATAGGTTTCGTTGTAGTATTGTTCTGCATTAAAAAATCCTTCTGCAGTATAAGCACTATCCCAAGCATCTTTTATTTGTTGCTTCTCTATTTCTTTTGCTTTTTCTTTTAATTTATCAATATGTTTTTGTTGCAACGATATTGAAGGAGTTAATTGTTCAATTAACCATTCTACTGCTGTTTGTTTTGTTACTTCCATTGTAAGTCTTTAATTACGTAGTTAATTAGTTTATTAATTTTTATTGCCATAAATGATGACCTGGTTGTTCATCACCTGGATCTGAAACAATTACAGAAAATTTAGCTTTCTGTTGGTTTAAAGTTAATCCTAAATATGGTTCAAGACTTGGTTTATCTAAAGATTTTACTTTATCATAGATTTCAAGTCTGTTTTTTACAGGTAGAATTAGCCAATGACTTGCATATTTTTTTTTGGGCCCTGTTTTACTAGATAGGGCCCATAAATCTGAAAAATTTGGTGTAGTGTCCATTTGTTGCCAAATTTATTATTTATATCTTAAACTTTTGTCTGTTTTAATAAAATCCTGACCACATTTTTGGCAAGAATAATCATGTTCTGCAATCTGTACTAAATTTTCTTTCATACAGTTGGGGCAAAGTATATTAGATGCAAATGCTTCCATTACCGGTGGGGGAATTAATGCATCATCATCTCTGGTTTGCATAAATAAATCAAGTTGTTTTGTCATTTTTTACTATTTCTATTAACTTAATCAAACATTCAAGTTCTGCTTCTTCATAGGTTTTATATTCATCCCAATCAGCAACATACATTTTGCCATTTTCATTGTATTGGTTTATGCACCACTTATACCATGCAAAATCCTGTGCATGTTTAACAATTCCTTCTAAGTTATACTTCTCTCTAAACCATCTAAATGCTTGTTGTTTGAGTGGTGCTAAGACTTCTCTATACTTGAACTCTTTAGAATATTTGCAAACACCTATTATATCTACTTCATATTTACCATTGTTTAAATTCCATAAACCAAAACAAGGTTCATCAAAACCAAGTTCTTTTAAAGCTAAAGCTTCATCATATTCTACAAATTCTTGTCTTAACATAATTATTTCTTTGTTCATTTTATGTTTTCTAAAGGATAAGAATTGAGGATTGTTGGTTTACCCATTTCCCAACTATTTGATATTTTCTCACCTAGAATAGTTCCTTTTTCAAGTAACTCTTGTCTAAATGCTTCTACATGTAATTTTGCAAAGGCAATTAGTACTTCACTTACATCTACTGTAAACATACGTTGAAGTAAATCTTCAAATATTTCTTCTTCGTGTATTTCAGATAATTTATCATTTAAAAATTCTTCTGCTGTTGGTATCATAATTATTCCATTAAAGGATTAAAATAAGTAATTTTTGATTGGTCAAAGTCTTTTAATGCATCTTGAATCCAAGTTGCGTCCATAGTGTTTTTATAACACAAAATGTGACAGGTGGCTTTATCTGTTGGGTTGAGCCTCAATAATCTTCCAATACGTTGGCTGGCCTTGTGTTCATTTCCATAAGAGTGCATAATAATTCCTGCTTTAAGGTTAGGAATTGTGGCACCTTCACTCAACTGGAGAACACAACTTAATTGATTGATTCTACCATCTGTAAATAATTGAAGATTTTGTTCAGATAGTGGGTTTTTGCTATGATAGCTGTGAGGACACATTTGGTCTGCTTGGTCTGTAGTATTTGCAAATACAATACATTTTGCAGAAATGTTTTTAAGAAGAGTTTTTGTGTATTTTTCCTTGGTTGGGTAATTCATCAAACCTTTCATTCTCATAACTGCAGATAATTGTTTTTGCTTAAAGTTCCCGGCCTCTTCAATCTTTTCACATAACCATTGGTAATCACTAAATTCAGAAGTATACCAATGACCACCATCTTTTTTATTCTTTTTTAGATTTCTATCTTTAGATAAACTTAGTTCATGAATTATAATTTGGTAATCATTAATGATATCCTTATCTGAAGCTTCATCTATAGAGAATCTATACACAATAGGAAAATACTTATTCATCATTTTAAATTTAGATGAGTGTTCATTAGCCGGTGGTGTTCCTGTTAATCCTAATATTTTACCTTGATATAAAGCTAAGAATTTAGAATGATTTTCTAAAATGTTATGACATTCATCCAGGTAAACTATTTGATATAAATTAGAGTCTTGATTAATTAAAGACCGGTATGTTGTAAATTTAATATGAGTAATTAATTCATCATGTAACCCCATTTTGGTTAATTCATCAATCCATGCTTTTTTAACACTTAGTTTTGGGATTACCACTAAAACAAGAAGAGAAGAATCATAAAATTTTAATAAATGTTTTATGGCTATTCTTGTTTTACCTACAGCCATGCTCATTGCTGTAGAACAACGATAATGTTTTAATAATTCATCTAAACATTCTTGTTGTACAATTTCTCTATTATTCATATATATTAATAATTTTGTAACCCATCTTTGGGTTCATTTGATATGTAAGGATTAACTTTAGAATCAATTTTATGAACTTTTAAATATTCTTGAGAAGTTCCGTATAAAATTGTATCTAAATCATTTAAAGCAAATCCTATCAATAACCAATCTTGATTATCCCGAGCTATAAAGATATCTTTTCTTAGTGCTTCTAATTTTATTTTTAATTCTGAATTCATGATTCAAATTTATCTAAAAATTTAATGTAATTATTACCTAATTTAGTGCATTTTGTTGAATTAGAGTTCATCTTTAGGCTCATTTGAATGAACTATTTGGTAATCTTTTGGAATTTTGTCTTTAAGTTCACTTATTATATTTGTTATTTCAAATTCTAATTTTTTAGCTTTTATTTTTCTAGATAAAATTTTAGATTGAGCTATTAAATAATTAACAGTATCTACAATAAGAAGATTTGTTTCCAATTCACAAAAATCTCCATTTTTATCATAAATAAATGGTATTTTTTTTTCTATTTGTAAATATTTAATTTTTGTTTTATGTGAAGTAGTAAATGCACATTTTGGAGTTATATCATTTTTTATTGGAAATTTTTTTATAAGTATTACACTATCTTTAGATAGCCTCGTTCTTATACCTTTACCATATAATGGAATGTATAAATCATTATATGTATTTTTATATACAAATTCTTTTTTACTTAAAGGTAAAAAATCATCTAGTTCAATTGCTTTAAATTCTCCTAATTCATCAGTTATAATTATCATTTATTATTTATCACATAAGTGTTATTTGTTTTTAAATTATCTTTTTTCAGAAAATTCCATCTCTTTAGAAAAATCTGGATTCATTTCAATGTATTGATGACAAGGTCTACATAAAGATATCCATGTTTCAATAATCAAATAATATTTTCCTCTACCTTTTTTATGATGGACATCTGTGCTACGCTCACTACAACAATGTAAATGAGCGTGGCACATAGGATTATCCATTAAATATTTTTTTCTTAATTCCATGTATTGTCTATCTTCTTTAGACTTTTTCTTGGAAATCTTTTTTATGGAGCTAAACATAAAAAGTTTTTAGGAAGGAAACCTTTTTGGATAAAAAATAAAATTAAATCATCATATTTTAATCCAAGTTCTTTTAGTGATAAAGTATTAACATATTCTGGATCTGTTTCATCAACGGGAATAGTTAATAGGCTTTTCCATTTGCAATTAGGATTTTTAGTAAATTTTTCAAAAACTTGATTTGCACGTTTAGCACAAATAATTTGTTTCCAAATATTTATTTCAGATTGAGCTTTTTGCCATATTTTTTTGATTCTTCTTTTTTTGTCCCAATGTAATTCAGCCAATTCAGGTTGAGTATACATGTTTAGACCATGTAATACTCTCTTAAAAAGGAAATGTTGATGAGGATTTAATTTTGTGTAGTCCAATTTCTGAATAACAGTTTCAGGTTGCAATTGGTAAGTACCTATATAGGTATAGATGTCAAGTAATCCAAGATATTCATAACGTTCTTTTCTTAGAGATAAAAATCTGATTTCTTCTTGTTTTTTTAGCATTTGGATTTGAGTTACTTTTAGCATTTGGTTTAAAATTTAGGATTAAAAAAAGGGACATGTATTTATAGACATGCCCCTAAAATAAAAAAGGATTTAATTATAATTCAAAATTGATATCTGAAAGAACTTCATCTTCTATCTCAATTTCTATTTCTGAGTTATCAACTTCATTATTTTCTAAAGTTGATTTATTAACTTTTGGAGTTTTAACGTTATCAATATGTTTTATGATATTTTCAATTCCACCGGCATTTGCTTTTCTTATGGCATCTCCATTATCATGAGCAATTAACTCATCTTCAGCGTTCATATTTGGAACATAGAGAGTTTTCCTATAAATAGGTTGACCATTAGAACAACAAATAATACCAGTATCACCTGCACGTTTCAAATCTCTTTCTGGTTCTTTTTCTGAGAAAGGTTCAAATCTTTCTTGAATAACAATTTTACCTGGCAATTCTTTCATATTATGAATGCCCATTTCTTGTAAATCATCAACAGTGCCATGAAGCAAAGTTGTAACTACATTTGATTTAACCCAACCATTACTTCCTACAATTAATTTAGATTGTTGAAGTCTAACGTGACCATACTCAGGGTTATTTTTGGATACACGGATTACATTACCTGATTCATCAGGAATTACTGAAACTTTATTTTGCATGTTGTTTAAATTATTATTAAATTTTTTGTTTAAATGTCATCAGAATGAAAATAATTATCTTCTAATTTATCATTATCATTCATATCTGGTAATTCAAGTGTTATTTCTTCATCAGAAATAAGCAATTCATAAATTTCATCAGGAAGATTTGGGTCATCAATATCAATATCAATGATAGACCCACTAAATAAATTTTGAAAAGGATTATTA